CAGAGATTCGAACTCTGGAACCCTTTCGGGTCGCCGGTTTTCAAGACCGAAGAAAAATAAAGAAAAATCAGTGCAATACGTAAAATAGCTGAAAAGTTAATCAGACCTAACACCAAGAAAAATCAAGATATTAGGGAGCTATTCAGAGTTAATATACCAAGTCTTTTTGCCAGAAAATTTTCTGGATTGCCTACTTACTGACCACAAGCGGCAAATCCAGTGTTGGGGTGATTTTGGTTTTACGATCGTAAATCAACACCTGATTTTCTGTTTTGTGTCCACTGAAAATTTGTTTGTCGCGACTGCTGCCTTCGTAATCTGAAATCCCTTTGGCTTTTATGTCATGGAAGTTGCATCCAAACGGAACGCCGGCTTTTTGCTCGGCTGCACGTTTAGCCTGATTCCACCAGTTGTTCAGCGTCTTGGCTATTACCTTCTCGCCTTTGGTTGTGTTGATCACATACTCGCATGTGCCGGAAGATACATTTCGGGCTAACTGGATCGCCGTACGTAATCGCGGAGACCATTCCTTGATTTGTTTAGTGCCAGTCTTGTTTTGCTCAATGTAAATCCCTTTATCCATAATATCCTGCCATTTCAGCTCGAGTACATCACCGAGCCTTGCCGCACAAAGATAGGATATCTCCATTGCAATACATAACTGTGGAATTGCTTCCGCATATATTGCAGCATACTGTTCATCGGTGATGTAAACAGTACGGGCTTTAAGTGTGAATTTTCTGACTCCTTTGCATGGATTATTTTTTACATACCCACGCTCGTATCCCCATCCGTATATACGGCTCAGACTTGCCAGTTCATGGTTTGCCTGGGTCTTGCTCTCAAGTCCTCGCTTATCCATGAAAATTCTTACCTGTTCAATTTTTACATTATCAGCAAGCACTTTTCCGAATACTGCCAACAATGCCCTTTGATGTTGCCGATAATCTTTTTGGGTTCGGGGGGCCAGTTCTGTAAATGCAGGGGAGTCCATAAACATGTGCCATAATTTAGCTACTGTCATTATGTTGTGGAGTTTTGCTTTTTCCAGCTCATAATTTTGCCAGACTTTAGCTATGCTGGTTTCCCGCACTCTTCCGAGCCCTATAGTTCTTGTGCTTCCTTCGGGTTTCCATACGTAACTGTAACCATTCGATCTAACACGCGGTGGTAGTGCATTATCTTTTTTGTTTTTTCTTGGTCTTCCCATTGTTCAGCGCCTCAAAATCGGGTTCAGCGGAAACCAGTTCAGGTGCTTTTGGCATCGTAGTCAGTCCGTGTGGAATATCCCTGCGAAGAACTATTGGTTCGTTTTTAGGACCGATTACAAATGGGATACCGTGCAGCCTTAACTGGTGTTGCTGTTTTGTGTATCGCTCGTATTTCGTGATCTCTTGAATCTCTGCTGGCGATAGAGTTAATTCGTACATGTGGTCACGTGCCTTACAGCATGACCGCCGCCAATATAATTCGGGGACGGCGATCAGGGTTGAACATTAAAAATCAACCGGATTCGGGATCAGTTTTTGCCAGATTGCTGAAACGTATTTTGCCTGGTGACGGGCATCATCCAGCGCATTGTGGCGCACGCCTTCAAATGGAATAACGATTCTGGCATCAAAGTCGATTGTTTTTCCCAGCTCAACGATTGTGCGTACATCGCGATCGTTGTAGTAACGCCACGGGCAGGGGATCCCCTGCCGTTCGTATGAACGGCGCAAAATTGCGTTATCGAAAGTTGCACCATTACCCCATACCTGAACGAATTTTTCATCTGAGTATTCGTGGATGAACTCCCGAAACCGCGAAAGGGCATCCTTCAGTTTTACCTGGTCTGTTAAAATGGCAGCTCTGGCTTCACTGGACTGCTTCAGCCACCATTCGATGGTTCCACCGTCAGGAACAGCCCCTGTATTCATTGCGTCAGTCAGACTGATAACGATATAAAATACTGGCCCGATTTCCCCTGTTTGTGGGTCGAAGAAAACCGCACCAATAACCACGATGGGCGCATTGGTGTTGGTTCCCATTGTTTCAAGGTCGATCATCAGGTGATACCACACTCTGCTGGTGGATGTGATAATGTGACGACCGTTCACCGCAATTAAGGGAGCTGCCGTCTCGCCAGTTTCATTATCGCTGGCGTGGTCCTGAGCGCTGCCAGCATTCTCCTTGTGTGGATGTTCAGCGCCTTCCATTTCCTTCGGATCATTTTCCTGAACTTCAACCTGATTCTTGTCATCGAATGTTTCCTGGTATGTTGCGTCGCCCATCACCGCGCCACAATCAGGGCAGTTGCCGCCACCGATCTGACCGCAGGCGGTGCAGACTTTTTCCGCTTCCTGTTGTGCTACCGGTTCGGATTGTTTCGTTTCTGGCTCGTTTTGTTGCGTATTTGGGCTGTTTTGTTCCGCTTTCTGGTCGTTCTGTTCCGTTTCTTGCTGGTTCTGGTTCACAGTATCGCGGGTCTGGATCCCCTTAACCCATTTCGGATCATTCGGGTCGCTAATCCCTGCAACAAATTCACCACGTGATACTGCAAGCAGTTCATCGGCGTCAGGCTGGCTGATATTGGCTGCCTGCATAATTTTGTTTACTTCGTTAGCGGTAACTTTTACCGGCCCTGGTTGTGCGGTCGTGTCAGATGCACCAGTATTTTGTTGTGAACCTGAGTATGTACCGTTTTTGCGGGCGAAATATTCTTCTTTCGTGATTTCAGTAGCCCCTGCAGCCAGTGCCTTATCCAGACCAGAAAGTTTGTTTGCGCGACCGTATTTTTCGCCATCCTTGTCGGTGAAGAGGAAGTAGAACGGCCCCTCACGCTCTACAGATGGTTCGACTTCCACTTTGCATTCGGTTTTTTCGTTGTCCGGAATTGCCGTTTCCACTGCATCAGTTTCTGGTACTGGCGACGAGAGAGTATCAGTTGCGCTCTGATTTGTTCCTTCATCTTCAAACACGCCCTTTGTAGTCAGGTATTCAGTAATGTATTTGTTCAGTGCCACAGGATCTTTGTGAATGTCGATCGGACGTTCACGGACAAGGCCAAAAATAGTCTGGCGGTCGTAGCGAAGGGCATCAGGCTGTTTGCGCATCGATGCCGAGATACGCTTCCAGTCTTCGCGGTCGTTGTCGATAACTTCATTTTTTGCCCAGCGATGGATGCTGCCGTCAATGTTTCCGGCATCCACATCACCAGGCCAGAGAGCGTAGGCCAGTTCGTCATCCAGTGTTTTCCATGTCTGCTTGTATTCGCGATGAATGACTGCAGTGACAGGGGAGATATTTTCTGCTGAGTTTTCAGTGTGCTGTTGATTGACTCTGGCGCGGGCAAGATCAACAACAGACGTGTATTTTCCGGTTTCCTTGCGTTCACCTTCGCGACGTTTTTTCCAGATGCGCATCTCTGCCTGAATTTCGGGCCATTTGGCACCAGGCTTACATTTATGCTTAACCCACCCGATGGCATGCAGCTTAAGCTCCGGATACATGGCGTTAACTTCTGGCATTTTCATCAACGCTTCAACGATATGTCCGTCGAATGTTGCCATGTCTTCCTGCAACAATTCCTGTGCGCTAATAACCATATCAACGGTGATGTTTTCACATGTGTCGAACTTAACCATGACAGCGTTCTGTACTTCAGGGGCCAGCTTGTCAAAAGTGACGTTCATCGGATCTGATTCAGTCTCAACCGGAACAAAGGAAGCAGACTCCTCATCCCAGCGGTTTTCCTGCATATATTCAGCATCCCAGGAATCGAGGGCAGGGCGGGGTATACCGGGTTTATCCTCGCAAACAAGAAATTTATAAGCGCAGTCCTGAGCAGCCGGATATTGCTCCAGGAATTGCCAGGTAAATTTGGCACGGGCGCGACGTTCATCACCGGCTTCAATGGCAGTGGCTACAGCGACTGCACCTTCTTCCTTTATTGCCTGTTCGTCCGGAATGGCGGCGCAAATAAAGACTTTACTCATTTTGTTTTACCTCATTACAGATTTAAGGGTGAACAAATCCCTGCCATTGCTGGCATATAAGAATGAAAGCGGATGTTTATTACGGAACTGTTTTAAAGACCTGCCGGGATTTCGTTATTATCCTGGTGAATAACTTTATCGACCGGGTAACAGTTACCGGGAATTTTCTGTTCGGTTGCTGCAGTCATACATTCCTGCATTGTCCTGTGAACACTGACTGCAATATCAACTGGCTCTCCGGAAACAAGATAAACTGTCAGAACAAGCGCAAATGCTGAATTCATTGTGCACATCCTTTTGGCATCAGACGTAAACGAGCCAGCATTGAAACAATGCATATTTTATTTAATAGCTCCCCTTCTTGTTTTCTCTTGTTAATGGCATCTTCAGTAAATACTGAGTTACTGATAGTGACACCAATTTCAAAACAACCTTCAGACGTATTAACGTTTGGTAATAACGTTTCCATTATCGCGTCCTCAACAATGAATTTTGTGATGCGGTGCCTGGTGCCTCCAGGTGACGTTAACCAGTTAACAATTAACGCCGGATACAGAGAATCCACCCATAACACTGTTTTTGGTTTTAACTGTTCCGCGTGCGCTTAGCCGCATTCACCGCATCACAAAATTCACTTTAAAAAGGGCGGCAGAGCAGTCACGGAGTAAAACTGATACCGCCAAACGTCACCAGAAAATTGATAACAGAGGGCGTTGCAGCGGGGTTGTCACTTAAGCGTATGGTCAACCTGACAACCCGGTGTCCTCAACGGGG